CCTGGAGATTTCAAGCAAACTGCCGGACACATTCGGTATCAGCATCGCTTTCAGCGGCCCGATTCGCGAAGTGGAAGGGCTCGCCTTCGCAAGTTGCACCGAGCTTTACAGCGCCGATCTAGTGCAAACACCAGCCGCAAATGCGACCGGCTTGTTCTCATTCACAGCAAAGCAAGTTGACAGTTTTTCCAAACAAATGGAAGACGCAACAATCGAAATCGAACCCAAGGAGGACGAGGTCAGCATCGCCGACATCGTTTCTCGTCTCGCAGCTCTCGAAACAGCCTTCGGCGACTACAAGAGCAAAATGGAAATGCCAGCCGAAGAGCCAGCAGCAGAGCCTATGAAGGAAGAAATGGCCGCTGAACTCAGCGTCATTTCCAAGCTCGAAGCAAAACTTGACTCGATCATCTCGAACTTCGGAGCCGCTCCAGTAAAGGCATCCGTAGTTGCTGAAGAGAAAGCGGTCGAAAAATTCGACCTCAAATCAGTCATCGTGCAGAAGACCGAGGAACTCGGCAGCCGCACCGAAGCCATCCGCTTCGCAATGCGTAACCACCGCGAAGCCTACATCGAGGCCCGCGACAACAACGAACTCAACTTTTAATCCCAACTAATTTATGGCAACACAAAACGACCTAGGAATCCGGAGTTTTAACTTCGCTTCCGCTATCAGCGCCAACACTCTCGTGAGCGTGTCAGGCGACAACGCTGCGCAAGCAGCATCAACCGGAGCCGCAGCAATCGGAGTTGTCCAAGACGACACCGCCGCCGCTGATCAAGGCGCCGTAAAAATGTTTTTCCCATCGCAGTTCGGCATCGTGGCCGCCGCCGGTATCGTTACCGCAGGCAGCTCCGTTTTTGCTGTTACCAACGGCACGATCGTTGGAACGCTTGCAGCAAGCGCCGCAACTCTCGGAATCGCGATCAACAGCGGCGTAGCCGGTGACATCGTCGAATACGTTCCTAAGTTCAACCAATAATTTAACACTACTATGGCACTCTCATACACAACCATCCGCGCTGATATTGCGCAGGCCGTTTTTGAAGGTCTTTCCAACAAAAACAATTTGTTCATCGGCACAGAAGTCATGCCCGTGTTCTCCTCAGACGTTCGCTCTGGCGCATATCTGAAATTGAACCTCGGCGACTCCGAAGCTCTTAACGATGACGCTCTCAAGATCGCCGCTGGTGCTGGATATCCCCGCACAAGCCGCCGGTTCACGAGCGACTCGTTCGACGCTATCGAATACGGTCTGGAGGAAGTTCTTCCTGACAGCAACCGCCGCGATCTCGACAGATTTTTCGACACCGAAGTGAACATCGCCGCGATGTTGCTCCGCCAAATCCAAGTCAGCCACGAGGCTCGCGTTGCTTCCGCAGCATTCGCCGCTAACGGTCTGACAGCGATCAGCGCATCGGCAGCATACACCGACGCGAATATCACATCGTTCGACGTTCCCGGTGACGTGGCTCAAGCCAAGCTCGAACTCGCCAAATACGGCGTTCTTGCTAACACCTTGATCATGTCCATGCCAGTATTCGAGCGCATCCGCCGCTCCGCTAAAGTGCAGAACCAGTTCTTCGGAATTGTTCCTTCGGATCAAAGCCGTCTCCTCAGCGAAGGCGAAGTTGCCGCCGCTGTTGGAGTTGATCGCGTTCTCGTTGGCCGCGCACCTAAAAACACAGCCAAAAAAGGCCAAGTGTATTCCGGTGGGTTCATCTGGAGCAACACCTACATGGCACTCGCCAATACGGTCGGTGGTGACTTCTCTGGTGGTGGATTCGGTCGCACGATTGTATGGGCCGCTGATAGTCCCGTGCCTTTCGTTTCCGAAACCTATCGTGACGAAGCCCGCCGCGCCGACGTTCTCCGCGTTCGTCAGAACAGCGCCGAGAAAGTTATCGACGGATCGAGCATCATCCGCATCACAACCGGATACGTGTAAAATTCCCCGCAAGTAGCATCGGAAAAGCCACCTCGAAAGGGGTGGCTTTTTTGTTTTACAGGAATGAGCTTTAAATATTAAAACAATCGCCATGATTGTTATGCCAACCAACAACAGCGGGATTCAAATTGGTTACATGGCGGGAAAATATCCTGGCCGAATCGGTTGGTTGCTGTCGCCAGCGGGATGGAGGAATCCGCCTAGCTGGATGCCGTATGCAATAGACAACGGGGCTTTTGGAGCATGGGCAAACAATCAACCTTGGGACGAAAAGGGATTTAGGGAGCATCTTGAAAAAACAAAAGCAGCATCGCATAAGCCCACATGGATAGTGGTTCCAGACGTTGTAACGGATGCCGAAGCCACAATTATTCGGTGGCATGAATGGGCGCACCAGATTAAAGAGTTAACACCAAATGTACCGCTTGCTTTTGCTGTGCAAGATGGCATGACTAAGCATCATGTTCCTAATGGCGCGGATATTATTTTCGTTGGTGGATCAACAGATTGGAAATGGAAAAACCTTTATGAATGGACAGATAATTTCCCGCGTGTCCATGTTGGAAGGGTTAATTCTGAGCGGATGCTTTGGATGGCACATGATGCAGGGGCAGAATCGTGCGATGGTACTGGCTGGGTTCGCGGAGGAGAAGAGCGGCTTGCAGAGTTGTGGAGATACTTGGACGAATCAACAAACGGAAGAAAACAAATGCAGTTTTTTTGACTAATACATCAACTTGTAAACATGAACCAAAAAAAGAAGCTGGTCGCAGGGCTTATCTGCGGCAACGAAGAACCGCGCATCGAGCGATGCGTGAAATCACTCAAACAAATCTGTGACGAGATTGTTGTCGTTCGCGCAATAGGAGCACTCAAGCCGGATCGCACTCTCGAAATTGCAAAAGAGCTGGGATGTCACGTTGACATATATCTCACCTCTCCGCTGGTCGCAGACTGGGAGCATCTCGACAACTTCGGCGAGGCTAGGAACAAAGCATTCGCGAAGGCTTACGAACTCGCAGGGAAAGACGGCTGGGTCATGTGGGCAGATTGTGATGACATTATTGAACCGCACATGGTAATTTCATTGCTGGTAACAAAGAACTCGCGGCGAAATACGGATCGGAAGCATTGGCATTGACCGATCTCGACGGCGTCAACCGCTACGAGGTTCTTTTAAATTGCGCCAACATTACGAGCGGAGAAACCTCGCTCAACCTAGCACGCAAAGCAAAGGCACTTGAGCCAAAACGCCGCGAGGCCTACGGACTTGAGGCCAGCATCCTGCTTGATGATAAAAAATACCAAGATGCGTTGAAAGTCGTAGAAGAAATGCTCGAAGTGCCGACGCCTAAGTTCCCGCAATGGACGCACCGAAAAGAATGGTACGGTTGGAAGGGAGATCAACTCTACGCATGGACGCTCCGACTGCTCGGACGCAACGAAGACGCCGAAGAGATCGAACGCGAGACGTTGGCAGGATCAACCAAGCCCAAGATTTCACTCGTCCACGCAACGCGAGGACGGCCCGTGGAGGCCGTGCAATGTATGACGCTATGGTTGTCACGCGCAACGCACCCAGAGCGCGTTGAGCATATCTTTGCGGTCGATCACGACGACGAGACAGCGGACGTTCTAAAGCGATTCCGATCTGTGACGCAAAAAGAGGGTGGTTTTTCCGTCGGAGCGTGGAACTTGGGAGCCGCGCAAGCGACTGGTGATATTATAATTCAACTCTCGGACGATTGGGAATGCCCTCCTGGGTGGGACGAGATGATAGAAAAGCGTCTCGACATTTCAAAACCACAGGTGCTTCGTATTTCAGACGGATATAGAAAAGACGATTTGCTTTGCATGGCGATCTTAACGTGTAAATATTTTCAAGAAAATGGACTATTTAACCCGCGATTCCGAAACGTCTATTCGGATACCGACTTCACCTTTCGTGCCGCGAAAAATGGGGCGATTGTTGATGCTCGTGACATTAGCATCGTTCATCATCACCCGTTTTTTGAAGAGCGTCCGCTTGATGCTACATACCAGCGCGGCAACGATCCGGCTGAGTATGAAAGGGCAAAGGCAATCTTCGACGAACTCCACCAAAAATGAATA